GAAGACTATAAATACGGTGATTGAGCGTGTTGACAGCGCAAAGTGGAAAAAACGCGTTGAGGGAATTTACCGCTTAAAAATAAAAAGTGAATAAAAAATCCCAGAAGGGCATAAACTTAAGTTTTGGTCAAGCCTGGGTGAGTATAAAAGAGAGGACTGACTGTCGCGATAAATGATTAAAAAATGTAAGATTTGCGGTAAAGAATTTAATGCTAAATATAATCATTTATGTTGTAGCGAGATGTGTTCAAAAGAAAATGAGCGTTTATTAGTAAATAAAGCTCATATGAAATATTTTAATGAGGTTTCGGGTAAGTTAAAAGATATTAAATTAAGATCTGGTTGTATGGTATGTGGTTATAACAAAACATCAAGAGCATTAAGTTTTCATCATCTTAAAGATAAAAAAATAAGATTATCTGGTTCGAGGGGTAGCAAAAAAGATATTTTTGAAGAAGTTAAAAAATGTATAATTTTATGTTGTAATTGTCATATGGAATTACACGAAGGGTTAATAGATTTGGATAACATCACGGGAAAAAGAGTTTAAGACGGGCTATGGTAAAAGGAAGTTTAAAAACAGGATACGATGTCAAATAATTCCGCAATAAAAATGACAGCGCTAATTCACCCCTTCAAGTCGTCGAGAAAACGGCTTGAGTTTAACGTCGGGTCGACTGTCAAAGAAATGGTATTGGCGGCCCAGCCGGATACGATAAAACTACGTAATGCAGTTGCTTTTATCAACGGCCGGTTAATCCCCAAAAAAGATTGGGGGACTTATAAGCCTCAAGGTGGAGACTTGCTTGAGGTCAGGGCTTGTCCAATCCCTCGCGGTGGTGGCGGGGGGGGCGGAAAAGATGTCTTGCGGGTAGTATTGACTATCGCCGCTGTTGCATTGGCACTCTGGACAGGCGGAGCGTCGGTGTCTTTATTGGGCATCCAGGCAGGGACAACAGCGGCGACAATCGTTTCGTCTGTCGTTACCGCAGTAACCGCTGCCGCCGGTATGCTTGCCGTAAACGCGCTTTGCCCGACGAAGAGTTCTTCTTTGTCTTCGCTATCCAGTGTTTCCGGCACGACAGAAAGCGCTACTCTCTTTATCGAGGGGGCTTCCAATTCCCTCAACCCATTTTCTCCCGTCCCTATAGTTTTGGGAAAACATAAACAGATCCCGCCGTTGGGTGCAAAACCGTATACCGAGTTAATCGGCAGCGACCAGTTTTTTAGGATGCTTTTTTGCTGGGGGGTGGGCCCGGTGGAAATAGACGAAAGCAGTTTGAAAATAGGAGATACTCTTTTAACCGATTTCAGTGATTACCAGATTGAACATCGCGAGGGATATGCCAGCGATGATCCGTTGACACTTTTTTCAAATGCGATTAACGAGGAAGATTTTACAATCGCGTTGACTGCCGCGAATAGCTGGATAACAAGGACTACCACAATAAACGCCGATGAGATAAGTCTTGATATATATTTTGGCGGTCTTATCCAATACGACGACCAAGGAAATAAACAATCTCGCTCCGTGAACGTGGAGATTGAATATAGAAAAACAGATAGCGGTGATGCGTGGTCAAAAATTGACACTGCCGGGACAAAATTCCAAACCACGGCTGATAGTTCTTGGCTGAACACATCGGCAGGGTTATTGCAGAGCATAACCTTTACCGCGATGAGGTCATCGGCGTTGAGATACGGTGTCCGTTGGGGTGTTTCCGAGCGGACGCAATACGATGTCAGAGTCAGAAGAGTTACGGCAGATACCGATTCAAGCCTGGTGAGCGATTTGACGTATTGGACGGCGTTAAGGTCAATAACGTCTGTCAACCCCATAAATTCCTCGGTGCCGCTTGCTTTGACGGCACTGGTAATTAAAGCCACGGATCAGTTCAACGGCATTATTGACGATTTTTCCGGTATCATCACGAGGGTTTGCTTGGATTGGGATTCGGCTACGGAAACCTGGATTGAGCGGGCGACACAGAACCCCGCCTCTCTTTTTCGATTCGCGCTCCAGGGTAACGGAATGACTTATCCGCTTTCCGACGATAGGATAGATCTGGAAACCTTGCAGGAATGGCACGAGTTTTGCGACGAAAAAGGATTTAAATTCAATATGGTGCGGGATTACTCTTCTTCCGTCTGGGATGTGTTGAGAGATATTTGCGCCGCCGGAAGAGCAATGCCGACGATGATAGACGGCAAATGGTCTGTCGTTATTGATCGTGAGCAGACGGCCCCTGTTAGCATAATAACCCCGCGTAATAGTTTCGGCTTTTCGGCGGAGAAGTTTTTTCTCAATGTTCCGCACGGTTGGCGCGTGCAATTTTCCAACGAGGATGAAGACTATGGAACAGACGAGCGCAGAGTATACCGCGACGGATATAATGACGATAACGCTACGGAGTTTGAGTCGCTTGAACTTTTGGGGGTAACTGATCCCGATCAGATTTACAAACTCGGCAGGTGGCGGATGGCCCAAGCGTTAAACCAGCCGGAACGCTGGACATTTAAGCAGGATATGGAATATTTAACATATCGCAAAGGAGACTGGATTAAGATTGCGCACGACGTTCTGATCGTCGGGTTAAAACAAGGTAGAGTAAAAAACATCACGCTTGATGAGACAAGCGCAGTAGTATCCGTGGAACTCGATGAAGAATGCACTATGGAATCCGGTAAGACTTATGGGCTGGTCATCAGGACTCTGGATAACCCTTCGCTTACCGCTCAAGTAATTACGGAAGAGGGGACGACTAAAATATTAACATTCTCAGATCCGATCCCGGGGATTGGAACTTCACCTGTTGAACAGTCGGTTAATATCGGCGATTTGGTATGTTTCGGAGAACTCGGAGAAGAAACCGAAGACGCTACGGTAATATCAATATCTCCCGACGGTAATTTACAGGCAACGATAATTGCCGTTCCCTATCGCCCGGCAATATACAACGCGGACACGGAGACTATCCCGGAATTTGAAACAAAGATAACCGTGCAGGATTCCATCCCTGCGCCCGTGGTGAGATCTATTGTTTCCGACGAGACCGCGATAGTGATAAGTTCTACCGGGACGTTGAAGAATAGGGTTGGGATAATCTATACTCCGTTGAATAAAAGCATATTTGGCACAGGAAATGAGTTGATTGTTCAGGTGCGTCCACAGGGGACAGGAGAGTCTTTTTATTCTGCCGTAATTGAATAGCAGGGGGAGGGTTATGTTTACATCGGGGACGTAAGAACAAAAGAAGTAATTGATATCCGGTTGAGATTTAAAGTCAACGGTAAGCTGTTGCCGGGCCCCTGGACAACAATCTCTGGGTATACGGTTGTTGGCAGGTCATCTACACCTTCCGCGCTAATCAATATGACGATTTCCGCGTTCGGGGCGCAGGCAATGATCCGGTGGGACAAGCCGGCGGAACTGGATGTCTTATACGGGGGGGAGGTGGTATTCCGGCATTCCCCGGAGATGACCGGGGCAACGTGGGGAAGCAGCGTTACTATCGGTCAATCGGCGATGGCGCGGACGTTATTCGCCGTCTTGCCTCTCAAAGCGGGGACATATCTGGCACGAGTTTATGACGTGGACGGCAATCCTTCGGAAACAATTACAACCGTCACCACCAAACAGGCCAGCGTGAATGAATTCGCTTCCGTTACGACGATGGACGAGGCCCCCAATTTTCTGGGGACTCACGACGATACGGAAGTATATTCCAACTCGTTGAAGTTAGTGGACGGATCATCTCCGGCCGCTATGTCTGGGACGTATTATTTCGCGCAAGGGATTGACTTGGCAAGTGTCAAACGCGTCCGGTTGACTACTCGTATTGCGGTCGCTATTTATAACGTCAACGATACAATTGACAGCCGGTTGGAAAATATTGATAAATGGGTGTCTGTTGACGCCACCCTGACCGGAGGCGCGGACGCAAAAGTATATGTGCGGCATACCGACGATGACCCCGCTGTATCTCCCGCCGCTTGGAGCGCGTGGGAAAGATTGGACAGTGCGGAGTTTGAGGCGCGAGCCTTTCAATTTTATATTCTTGTCGAGAGAGACAGTGCGGATTATAATATACTGATAAGTGAGTTGGGCATTGACGTGGATGAACTCGCATAAAAAGGAGCGAATATGAACAAAGCATTGCTGGGACTAATGTTTTTATTTTTATCAGTATCGGCGGCAATGGGGGCGCAGCACGATTATGTTATTGGTGATCAGCCGGGGGCAGCGTTCAGAAGTGATTTAAATGCCGTGTTGCAGGCGATTGTAACTAACAACAGTTCCGCCACAGAACCGGCGACGTTGTATCCTAATATGTGGTGGTATGATTCCTCGGCAGGATTATTAAAACACAGGAACAATGCCAACGATGCCTGGATTACTCTCGGTCTTGACGCGGCTTCCACCGACGGGACATTTGCGGCTAATTCCGACAGTTTGGTTCCGACGCAAAAAGCAGCGAAGACTTACGCAGATACAAAAGCCTCTAAGGTGGCGAATAGTGATATTACATCTTTATCAGGGTTGACTACCGCGTTATCCACGGCGCAGGGAGGGACTGGTTCGACTGCGGCTGCGAATACAGCGGGCGGCGTTGTGGTTCCTGCCGGTGCGGTAAATTCAGCCAACGGTGCTGTTATACTCAATGCTTCCGGGTATTTACCGGCTTTAAACGGTAGTCTTTTAACCGGAATATCCACAACTCCGGGGGCAGGAACAATTACCTCGACGATGTTGAAAACGGCGAGTGGGGAGGTTACCCGAGGAGGCACAACAGCTTGGGGAGCTATAACTT